CGCGAGCTGAACACTTACCGAGTCGTCAAGAAGCCGGGGGATATCGCCCTCGACCTGGAGTGAGCCATGCGCATCACGAAACTCGAAATCACCAACTTTCAGGGGCTGCGTCATGCGGCCCTTGATGTTTCTGCGCCGGTGCTCCTGGTGGCCGGCCACAACGGCGCCGGTAAAAGCAGCTTGCTTGATGGCGTGGCTATGGCCTTCAACGGCCAGCCGCGCCGCGTCTCGCTGAAGAAGGAGATCGACAAGCTGATCACCGAGGGCGCAAAGAAGGGCGAGGCCCGAGTCGAGTGGCTGGACGAGTCCGGCGAGGTGCAGGCCTGCGGGGTCGCGCTGCCCAGCGGCAAAGGCTCCCCGCTCGCCGACTCACCGTTCCTGCCGTTCGTGCTCGACGCCAGCCGCTTCGCCGCCCTGGACGCCAAAGATCGCCGCCGGGTGCTGTTCGACCTGACCGGCGCCAGCGCCAGCCCGGCCGAGGTCGGCAAGCGGCTGGAAGCCAAAGGCCTGGACCTGGCGCTCTTCGAAAAGGTGAAACCCCTGCTCCGCTCCGGGTTCCCGGCAGCCGTCGAGCAGGCCAAGGCCTACGCCAGCGAATCGCGAGGCGCCTGGAAGGCAATCACCGGCGAGAACTACGGCAGCGAGAAGGCCGTCGACTGGGCGCCGGAGTTGCTGGCCACCGTGGTCACCGAAGACCAGGTCGCCGAGGCCGGTAAGAACCTGCAACTGCTCGAGGACGATCTGGCCGAGGCCCAGCAGGCCCTGGGCGCCAGCAAGCAGGCCCGCCAGGCTGCCGACGGCCGCGCCCAGCGCATCGCCAAACTGCGCGAGCTGGTCGACCTGGAGCCGCGCCGCCGGAACAAGCTGACCACCGACGAGCAGAACCAGGACGAGTGGTCCGAGAAGGTCATGGCTGCCGAGCTGGCCTCCTCGGGCAGCGTGCCGCACCAGCCGCTGACCTGCCCCCACTGCCAGGGCGCGGTCGACCTGCAGGCCGGGACCCTGGTGGTGCACCAGCCGCCGGAGCAGATCGCCGATGCCGAAGCCGCCCGCCGGTTGCCCGAGTACCGCGAGTATCTGGCTAGCGCCCAGCGCGCCGTCGCGAACAGCCAGCGTGACCTGGACGAGTGCCTGGCCGCCGCCGAGCAGATCAAGGTCCTGGAAGCAGAGTCCGTCGAAGCGCCCAGCGCCGAGGCGATCGCCAACGGCGAGCAGGCCATCAACGAACTGCGACAGGCCCGCGACGCGAGCCGCGCGAAGCTGGTCGCCCTGCAGGAAGCCCTGGAAGCCGCTACCCAGCGCGAGGCCTCGATCGCGAAAGCGCAGGCCGCGCACCAGGACGTGGTGGCGTGGACCGGCATGGTCGACGCGCTGTCACCGACCGGCATTCCGGCGGAGATCCTCGCCGACGCCATCGGTCCGGTGAACGACACGCTGAAGCGCCTGGCAGGCATTGCCGGCTGGTCGCCGGTGGAGATCAGCGCGGACATCGACGTGACCTTCGGCGGCCGGCTCTACGGCCTGCTGTCCGAGTCGGAGCGCTGGCGGTGCGACACGACCATCGCTTTGGCCATCGCGACGATCTCCGGCCTGCGCCTGGTCCTGCTGGACCGTCTCGACGTACTGGACCTGCCGAGCCGCAACCAGGCCATCGCACTGATGCGCGCCATGACCTCCGACCGCGAGATCGACTCGGTGGTCGTCGCCGGCACGCTCAAGGAGCCGATGGCGAAGACGCCGGAATGGCTACAGGCGGTCTGGATCAACGCCGGGCAACTCGCCGACCAGCACCAACAGGCTGCGGCCTGACCCTACCTCAAGGCGGACTCGGATGTCCGCCTCTACCACTGGAGGGCGCATGAAGCCCATCATCTTCGACACCGAGACCACCGGCACCGACCACCAGACCGACCAGATCATCGAGGCGGCATGGCTGGAGCTTCCTGAGCGGCCTTACCAATTCGCGGCGGTCGCGCCGGAGGATCTCCCGTACTACCAGGAGCGCTTCAAGCCGAGCGTGCCGATCAGCCTCGGCGCCCAGGCCGTCCACCACATCATCTGCCAGGACCTGGTCGGTTGCCGGGAGTCGAAGGAGTTCGCCCTGCCCACCGGCCCGCTCCTGATGATCGGCCACAACGTCGACTTCGACTGGCGCATGGCCGGCGAGAACCCCGACATCAAGCGTATCTGCACCTTGGCGCTGAGCCGCTTCCTGTTCCCGGACAAGGACAGCCACACCCAGTCGGCCATGATGTACCTGATCGCGCGGCGCAACGGCCGGGAGGCTCAGGCCCGCGAGCTGCTGCGCAACGCCCACGCCGCTCTCGACGACGTCCGCAACTGCGCCATCGTCCTCCGCTTCCTGCTGGAGGTGGCCATGGACGCCGGTCACGCGACTGACACATGGGAAGAGGTCCATGCGCTGAGCGAGAAGGCGCGCATCCCGACCGTCATGCCCTACGGCAAGCACAAAGGCACGCCGATCAATCAAGTCCCGAACGACTACAAGGTCTGGCTGCTGCGTCAACCAGACGTCGATCCGTACCTGGTCCAGGCCCTGCGCCAGCGATAGCCACCCGCCGAGCGCCCCACCCGGGCGCTTTCTCTTCCAGCAAGCACGCACCGGACGCCGCCCTGTGGGCGATTCAACCATGCCTCGTGGGCCGCCCTGTCAGGCAGGGCGGCGTCCAGTGCCTGTTCACCGAGTACTGACGATGCCTCCTCAACGACCGATTCTCCGCTACCACGGTGGCAAGTGGCTGCTCGCCCCGTGGATCATCCAGCACCTGGCGCCCCACCACACCTACATCGAGCCATTCGGCGGCGCGGCTTCTGTCCTACTGCGGAAGGCCCGCAGCTACGCCGAGGTCTACAACGACCTCGACGGGGACGTGGTGAACCTGTTCCGCGTCGCCCGGGACCGTGGCGAGGAACTGCGCCAGGCCCTGGCGCTTACCCCGTTTGCCCGGGAAGAGTTCGAAGCCAGCTACGCGGAAACGTCCGATCCGCTCGAGCGCGCCCGGCGGATGGTGGTGCGCAGTTTCCAGGGTTTCGGCAGCGCCGCGGCGAGCGGCGAACGCACGGGGTTCCGCTCGACGTCGGCGAGGAGTGGTACCGCGCCCGCGCTGGACTGGCGCAACTACCCCGATGCGTTGGCCGCTATCACTGAGCGCCTACAGGGCGTGGTGATCGAGAACCGCGACGCCCTGGTGCTGATGGAGCACCACGACCGGCCGAGCACGCTGCACTACGTCGACCCGCCCTACGTCCATTCCACTCGCAGCACCAAGGTCCGCCACAACGCCACCGGCAAGTCGTACCGACACGAACTGGACGACGACCAGCACCGGGACCTGGCGGCGTTCCTCAAGGGGCTGAGCGGCATGGTGGTCCTCTCGGGGTACCCCTGTCCCCTCTACGACCGCCTTTACCGCCACTGGCACCGCCTCGAGCGGAACGCCCTCGCCGACGGCGCACGCGACCGCATCGAATGCCTCTGGCTCAACGATGCCGCGCGCAGTGGCCTGGCGCAGCTCGACATCTTTCACGACACCAAGGAGCCCGCATGACTTCCCTCAAGAAGCCCTCCCCGCTCGACTTCAAAACCCAGTACGGCCGGGCGAACGACCCATGGAAGCGGCGGCTACGGCCGAGACCGCAACAGGTGGCGGCATGAACACCGAACAGTTCATTCGAAACGCGGCCGCGCGCGGGCTTTCCCGCCGCGCCACCCGGCTGGCCCTGGGCATCGGCCCATGGGTATTCCGCGAAATGCTGACCCTGATGCCGGACATTGATTGGCCGGCACGCGGATGCTCAGCAGACCACCAGCGTGCGAACGAGCAGAAGCGCGGACGCTGCACGCCGGCGCAGGCCGCGGCGCTGGAGCGCGCACACGAACGCTGGAGCGAGAGCCGACGCTTCACCGTCGACGGCGTGACCGGGACGATCGCCGAGCTGGTGGAGCACTTCCAGAGCCCCGTCCACGCAACGACCGTCCGCCGCCGCGTCGCCGCCGGCATGAGCCTGCGCGACGCACTCATCACCCCGCGCCAGCAGCCCAAGCCCGGGCGCCGGCA